CAGGTCAGGGTTCGTGAAAGAGACCTTAATGTCGTTATATCTTGTTTCAGGTGAGGTCATACTGTAAGAAAAACCAGTTTCTGTAATATTCTCCGGTGTGAACAAGAACACAGCGTCGGCGTCTTTTTCCACGAACAGACGAAGATACCCAGTCGATTCCTCAACCAGAGTACCATTAAACAGTCCAGCCATGTAGATAGCAAATTCCCGACCGTTTGTGGCCTCTGTTTGGAGCAGGTTACAAGTATATCTTGGTTCAGTTCCGCCCTTGCCATCACTGACCATTTCATCGCACCACTTCCCAGCCTCGTAGCAATCCCATTTATCGAGGTTGACTGTCGAGAACGCATTGACACCGTAGCGGTCGTCCATCACAAAGTCATACAGGCACCACGCAGGGTTATCAGACCAAGCAATTTTGAAAGTACCGTCCCACTCACCGTTATATTCTCTGGTGGTCGGATCGTAGTTTGACGGAATACGGATCTTCTTTAACTTGTAGATACCATAAAAGCTCGGGATGCTTGTTAATTGGTTCGAATATTGAATGTACAGGTGGGCAATCGCCGTGTTCGGGAAAGAGACTGCCGTTGACACGCCATCCTGAAATGATTCCCAGGCGATTGCATTGTAGTTCTTTGTGTTGTCCCCGTCCTCTGTCAGCTTCGTAACTCTGACCTGATAAGGCTCGTCTGACCTCGGAACGTTGATTCTGATCTCCGAAACAGTCTGACCAGATATGCAGCCACTGTAAATTGTCGGGGCATCTACTCCGTTAATATTCGTCCAAGTTTTATCTGACAGGCTCTTGAACTCGATGTTAATATCCATCGTGGTTGACTGCTGGCCTTTCTTGCTGCTGACGTGCATAAGGGCCGAGATAATAAAGCGAAGCTCAATAAAGTCTATGTCACCTGTTTCTGTCTGGCGAACGACCGGCGTATTATATGCGAGGGTAATACCAACAGATGTAGATTTGGCTGCACCGCCTAAATGATAGGTGATCTGTTCGTCATCCAGACCTGACCCGTTATAAACTTCAAGGTCCAGATCGTCGTAGTTGTATGCCCCTGATGCGTTCTGTAAAGCAACATCAGAAACATAAAAACTCTTCGCCCCATCTTCCAAACCCTCAATTTCTCCCTCGCAAATGCCGAGAACGACCTCTGCACGGTCTGTCGATTCACCAAGAGAGATTGTTCTACTACTACGAGAAGCATAGGTTTTAGCCATTTTTGTGACAGTTGACATTATTCAGCCTCCACGGTTTTTAAGATTGAGGACGTTACGTTATAGGAAATGTAGTGGCCAGCAATACGGAACAGACCATAACCAAATGGGATACGGGTACCAGCTGCTGTTGTGTTCGAGTTCGCCCCATTAAGATATTTTGAGTTCGTCGATGCCTCTCCTGACGTATTATTTGTGGCTGTCGGAAAGAGAATACCCAATACACCACTCATTATCATTGCCATACCGGCGTTGGTCATAAAGGCACTTGTTGTTACGGCCCAGTTGCCAGTCGTTGCTCCTGCTTGTGCAACTCCGTTAGATACTGTGCCGCCCGTTGATGTTACTCCATAAGCTCCACCAATATAAGCACCAACAGTCATTAAGGTTGCCCCGATAGCTATTTGGACCCATTGGGACTTGGCTGTTTTAAACACAGGATAAACATGTAGTTTGTCCGTAAAGAGTGGAACATATATTGCCTCTTTGGTTTCATACCCCTTTACTTTCACTTTCCACCGACCGACATCAAGAGGTGCTTTCAGCTCTTTTTTGTAACGGTTGGCGACAATTTTAAGAGCCTCAAAAGCTGTTCCTGCCTCGACTGTAATTTGGCTCTGTCCAGTTTTTTCTCTAAGGTGTCCATGGAGATAAATGGTTACTTTGCTCATTGTGCCTCCACTGTTTTTAAGATCGAGGACGTAACATTGTACGAAATATAATGCCCGGCTATACGAAATGTGCCATAGCCAAACGGAATGCGAGTGCCGGCTGCTGTTGTGTTTGAGTTCGCCCCATTAAGATATTTTGAGTTGGTGGATTCGGCATTAGATGTGTTTGAGCTTGGTGCAAAGAGAAGATTCACAGCACCGGTAAGACACATGGCAATACCGACGTTTGTTACAAATGAGGCTGTAAGACTACCAGCCGCTGCGGCTGTGGCTGCACTTGCACCGGCTGCTGATGCCGCTGCTGCTACTGCTGCTCCCGCTGCACCTGCCACAAGAATAAGGGCCACACCAATCGCAATCGTAACCCAAGCCGATTTTGCAGTCTTAAACTCTGGATACAGATGAATTACGTTATGCCGAATCAATCCCATTAGTTTGTCTTTAGTCTCGTATTCTCTTACCCGTACTTTCCACCGTCCAATATCAAGCGGTGCCTTCAGTTCTTTTCGATAGGTATTTGCCACAGCGGATATAGCCTCAAAGGCAGACTTTGCGTTGGTCATAACAAAGTCTTTCCCGACCTTTTCCTTTATAACTCCGTGCAGCATTACCTTAACTCTCACTGGTTGGCCCCCTCCTGAATTAAGATGCCATCCATTACACGGAACTTACGAATACCGTCCGCTCCAACAATATAATGGACCAGTCTCGGGTAGCCCATAAAGGATTCGTAATCTTCGTGGCTCAGGTTCGCACTGGCATTTGGGTGGGTGTGAAATGTTCCGATTGTCTCTGCTAAATCAAGTTTGTCCATATCATCAAAGGACATCTCATAACCTGCCTTTGGATCCTCACAGATGTTCTGACACTCAACCAGCCCCGTTTTGGTTATGATCCCTCCTCGCTCTGGACCTTTCTTGCTGTAGTAACATAAAAGCTCTGATTCTAGCGTCATCGATTAGCTCCATTTTTTCAACAGGTTTCTTTATTGTTAAGTCTTTGTGTCGGAATACCCCTGTGGTTGTATTTTTCCACAGTTTGCAGTATGTGTCAATAGAGGACTTCCGACCATAAAAGTGGTGCAGGATCTCTCCGTTGCCAATATAAATAGCAGCATGGCAGGGGTTCTTTGACTGAATGGCCATAAGAATAAGATCCCCGACTTCCCAATCTCTTACGAGGTCAGATTTTGTAAGCCTGAATCCCTCGTTCTCAATGTTGTCCATATAAAGGTTGTACTCATCAGGATATTCCCACCAAAAGTCGGGTCGTGCATAATCTGTAAGGCTAATCCCAAACACCTCTGCATAAACCTTACGGACCAGACCATAACAGTCCGAACTTCCGTGCACGAAGTCAATCCCGACGTACTGTCTAAACGTATCTTTGCTTGGTAAATCAATAACAGGCATAAGCAGCTCCTATTTAAACGTTACTGTCGGGAAGTCAGGCGGAAGATACTGTCTGGCCGGAACATAAAAATTATTACCATCCAAAGGGTTTCTCAGCTCGAACTCAACGTAATTCTTGTTAATCAGCGTTGGATACCAGATAAGCCACATTAACATCTGGTACACAGGATTGTCTTGTTCCAAGTCTTTTCTCAGGACACGATACCGATAGATGTAGGCTTTATTCATTTCGCCGTCGAGGATTACTTTCGAGAACACACCGTCGGGATTTACGATCTGCAGTTTTGGACGGGATACGGATTCATCAGACGAGATCTCATAACCGGATAAGGAGACCGGTAAAGATTCCCAGTCGTGCTGTCCCCAGAAGATAGGGTCGCCGTTCTTGATGTAGAAGTTTGAGCCGTTTCTTAACTGGATATGAAAGAGGTCAACATAGGCATCTGCTGTGAGCTTTAAGTTTTCTTCTTTGTGACTGTCTGGAATAGCCATTGTCATTAGGCAAATACCTCTTTTAACACAACATTAAATTCTTTCACAACCCCATGTCCCGATTCGATACCCTCTATGCCTTGAAGCGGAGAGGAAAACCGAACGTAGACTGCTCCGTAAACAGGTGAATTGTAAATAAACGTCTTATAATTCAGGTGGTCCAAATAGAAAGCCTCGAGTGCACCCATGTTATTTATATCGGCGTTTGTTTCCGTATCTATAACTTCAACACCATTTACTTCTTTAAGATAATACTTATAACCCTTAAATGTCAAGGTAAATAGTTTCAACGGAGGATATTCCCCATCCGAGTCAAAAGAATAGCCTCCACCGAACGCAACCGAAAATCCGCTTGACTGGTAGTCTACCTTTACCTTGTGTACCATAAAATTATCAAAAGTATCTGTTGCCATTGCTGCCTCCTAGATTGCCCCCATTGAGATCTGTTTAACGAGTTTCTTAGTCTGACCGCCTTGCAACATATCCTGAGTGATCGTTACAACTACGTCATTCGGGGTCATTGCTTGCTGTTCTTGCTGTCCGACTACATAAACATTGACCGTTCCACCAACTCCTGTACTTCCGCCGTTTTCTGTGTTTCCTCTGGCTGAATTGAGATCGTTTGTCGAGGAGGAGATCGTGCTGGTCGTGTTCGAGTTCAGCTGGTCAAGAAAGTCCGTTCCGACCGTATCAACAGCTGATTTTTTGAGGACATACTCACCCGGCATAAGTTTGGTCATTACTGAATCTCTGTTCTTTTCCGGCCCAACTACAACACCACCCTGTGCAGACGTTGCCCAAGCCTTGAGTGCAGTGAACCCAGCTTGAACCAAACCATTCCCTGAATCTTGCTGTGTATTACTACCAACATTCCCGAACAGTGCCTGCATGGCTGCGTTGGCTGCGTATTTGACAGCAATATCTCGCATAGCCTCAATAACTGCCTGACCAAATGATTTGAATGCATTGGCAGCCGAATCGGTCCCGTCCAAGATCGTTTTAAATAACGTCTGGGCTTCACTGGTTGCTGTCTCAAGTGCAGAAGTGGTCATATCAGCTCCGAGATTGCCAAGCCACGCTCCGTTAGTGTACTTCTGGTTCTGATATTGCCAAGCATAGAGGGCGTTATTTGCACCATAGGCAAATTGTCCAACTGCAGAACGTTTATAATATTCATTCTCGTAGGCTAACTTGGCGTTATAGGTATCAATCGACTCTTTAATGTTGTCCATCTTTGAAGTAATAGTGGTCTCATTCGATTCCATTTTCTTCCAAGTGGTCGAGGCAGCATCCAAGCGTGTCTTCAGTACCAACAAGGCGCCCTCATTGCCTGATGCCCCTGCTGCATCGTATGCCGCCTGAGCCGATTCGTAGTCAGCTTTTGCACTCTTGTATAAGGCACTGTTCTGGAGTTCCTTTAAGCGATTCTGTAGCTGTTCAAGGTAGGCTGCTTTGGCCGCAATCTCTCTGGGCTCAAGTGCTGCCTGAATTGCCTCCAAACGTTCATCTTCGCCTGTTGACGATCCAAACAGAGCCTGAGCACCGGCAACTCTACCTTTCTGAATATAGGCCCCTTTGTTGGCTGCCTCGATTGCATTATTATACTGGCGTTCGAAGTTAGAAAGATCCGCCGAGAGCTGGTTGAAGAAGTAATCTGTCTTGGCCATAATCTTTTCGGTACGGGCAGCATTCTTGTCTTTCGTGGTGATTTCTTTCTCGAGAGCCTTATTGTATTTAATGGATGATTCTCTAGCCTCGTCCACAATATCGGCGAGCTTTCCAAAGTCCCCGGCAGCCAAATCACTCGGGTTAATTCCGCTCTGTGTCAAGAATTTTCCAGCCGTTAAGTTAGACTTCGGGTTCTTTAGCCAGTAACCCATATCAAGTTTATTAAGGTCCAGATTTGCGTTTCTGTTCAGACCCTGTTCGTAAGCCGCTGCCTTGACATAGCTTGAGTAATTGGAAATAACGTCCTCTTGCGATAGATTGGAACGTTTGGCTCGTTTCATATAAATCTTGGACGCACCCTTACCAAGCATAACGTCCCCAGCATTTATCTTGGCCAATACATCAACAAGACGGTCAAAGTTGCTGTTCAGATTATTCGTAAGTGCCTGTGTCTGGTCGCTGAACTGTGTTTTGAACCCCTCAAGAACAGTCCGTTCAATCTGTTCGTCAGACATTCCAGTAAATGCACCAGTTCTCTTACCCTCAAAAAT